AGCCTGCATCGAGGATGCCAGCCTTATACCGCTTCACGGCATCGGCGATCGATGTCACTTCAAGTGATGATTGTGCAACGCCGTCGAATGACAGTGATGTCACTTCGCCAATTGCGGCAATTGCTGAAGGTGAAGAGTACGCATCGGCTGCGCCAACTGGCCCGATTTTGATTGTTGTGCTGTATGAAATTGTTGCTGCCATGTGAGTGATTCCTTTTGTTGGGGTTGAAGATTAAAGACCAGTGGTCAAAGTGACCGGGAATGGTGTAGAGACGAAATAATAAATTTTAATGTTGACTGAACAGACAAATACGCCAGCGTTCTCGCCGCCATCTGATCCGAGATCAAATGTCATGGAGTCGTTGGTAATAATTACGGATTGAATAACCATCGTTGCGCTCGTGACAAGCGTGATGCTGCCTTTTGCTTTATCAAGGTCGTAGCGAACATTGTCGGCGATGCGGGCCGCATCGACTAGCGATGTCCCGACGCAGTCGACGACGACCGACGCTCTTCGCAATGTGTCCTTGCTTGTGAGAGTCGGCGAGACCGCGTCATCGCTCTGCGCACCGACGACGATGAATGGGAAGGCGGTGGTCGGTGGCGCAAGTGATTGAAAGATATTTCCCGCGCCGACAAAGGCGATGACGGTCGGAGCCTGTTGCAAAATCTTGTGAATGGCTTCTACAAATCTCATGGGTTCTTCAACCGTTTCTCGATGTCATTCGACCACTTGCTCAAGCCCTTGCGCACTTCTTCGCGGAGTGTCATCTCGACGCTGAATGTGAGTTGATTGAATACTTGCTTAAAAATCTGCCAACCTGTGAACGCCCGCGCTGGATCCTTGTAACGGCCGAACTCGATGAGCCAGGAATTTTGGGTTGACCCAAAAATGCGCGCCCACACGGACAGCCCATTGTTGATTAACTTTGGCTTGATCCTATTTTTAAGAATGTTTGCGGCGATATTCATGCGGCTCTCGCCTTGCGGATGCGACACATTGCGCTTGCCTTTGACTTGCTTGCCAGTCCAGCCGCTCGTGTAACCGCCAGCCCAACGCCAAGACGCTTGCGCCTCAGTTTGCTTGCCGTCCCACGCGCCGCGCTTAGTTGCGAAGTAGCGAGCAGCCGTGATGCGCATTGGCTCCATTGCCTTCTTTTCAGCCTTTGACAAAATTAAAAACAGATCGTCGACGCTCAACTTGTGCATCGTATTTTCAAACTGCTTGAAGCCGTCGACATATCTACTGGTCATCACTGCACCTCCCGACATGTCATCTCAAGCGTGTGACCCTCTTGTCGATAGTCGACGATTGCGACGATCTCGAATGTGGCTGTCTTGGCTGTGTTGTTCGCATCGCGGCTGATGCTTGCCGTGAATCGGTCGTAGTGGTTGATGCCCGGGTAGAAGTTGGTCGTGATCTTGTGCGTGACCAACTGATCCAGTTTCATGTGGTTGGTCTTTTCGTCGGCGGTGCAATCCTTGATCTGCCCGAAGATCGTGTCGCCAGTCGTGAATGTGTAGGTCGGCGTGCCGTATGTATTCAGCGTCTGCGTGCGGGTCTTGATCACAAGTGGAGTCCGCATCATGCCGCTGTTCATTGGTATTCACCCGACTTGTATTGAGCGATCAAAGCCTTGATCGTGCCGGGCACTTCGTACTGTTGACCTGGCGACAGCGTGGATCGATAGTCGTAGAGCGTCGAGCACTGCATCAAGATGGCGTGCTTGAGCGCGATCGGGATCGTAGTTGCACTGGAGCCGTGACCAGCCACATAGACAACTGTGACCACGCCTGCGCCGCCGCCGACGAGTGACGGCCATGACTTGCCGTCTAGTAATTGAATGCGTCCAATGCCGTTGTATGACTTCACCGTGTAATCGGTTGACGCTGACAGCGTCTGTGTATTGCCGTCGGTGTCGACATACTGCACGCTCGTCACGCTGACTAGCGGCGAGCGCGGCAAGGCGATCTCGTATGACGAGCCGTTGTAGACCTCGCCGCTCGAGCCTTGGACTGGCGTGTTTTGTGGGAATGCGTCGTAGACCGATGTGAATGTCGTGTTTGGAATTGCAATGCCGCAATAGTTTTCGATCATCTGTCGGGCTGTCGTGATGACTGATGTCGACCCGCCGCTGCTTGCGGCGATGTAGGTGTCGTCGAGCGAGTGGAATATGCGAAGATGCGCCTTGGCTTGCGCAGTCGAGATCGGCTCGAAACTCGGAGCGGTCGTAATCGTGGTGTTGACTCTCATGCGAATACCCTCATCGGTGTTGTCGGTGCGGGGTCGAGGATCGGGAGTTCATCTAGTTGGTCTTGCGCCAAGTCACCGCATACGCGCAAATTGGCGTGATACCCACTATCAACCACCACGCCATCGTTATAAATCACTCCAATAAAATCAATGTCCACGCGGCCGCCGTCCCACTGCCCGATCATGTCGCCGCTGGCGTTGCGCGTTGCGACACCCGCCGCGATCAGACACGCTTCCATATTCGACCTAGTAGATGTGCGTAGGAAATAGTCGATCATGTTGACATCGCAATCAGTTGCGCGCTGGTGAGCGCGGTTGGGTAGTACTTTATTTGTCGAATGCTTCCGTTGAGAACTGTCGTCAAATCCGTGAGCGTTGAGCCATCGGTGCTAGTTCCACCAAGCACAAGCCATGTTGGCGCGACGCTGAACGCAATCGCTGACGATGTGGCAACAGTCCCGCCGTTCAAGCAAAGATTCACGGTCGAAGTTGCACCGTCAAAGTTAAATGCGCCCTTGGTTCGCGCGCCGCTTGTGATTGTGTTGGCAGTTAAAACGCTGTGAGCCGCTAAAGAATCCGCAACCTTCAACGCACCCGCTGCGCTGACCTGTTGCAAATGCAAATGCTTTGTTGGTACATCGCTAGTCGAAATCACGCTTCGCACAGTCGAAGTAATTCCGCGAACGCCTCCGTACCAATCCACAAAGAATGTGCCTGTAGTTCCACCTGTAAACCAACTTGAAAAGTTGGTGCTGGTTATCAATGCGAGATCGGGGTTGCGGGTTACTTGCGATATGGTTGTGGAAATGTATGAACTTGCGGCTGTGCCTGTTTCAAGTTGTGCGCCCCAAAGATGTAAATTTCCGCCCGTAGAATCCTCGGAGATTGGATAGACATAAATTAAAATACATCCTGCGGGAGTTGTAAAAGTGACGGAAATTCTATTCCAAACAGTGCTTGAAAGTTGTGCAAAATATGATGACGATGGTGATGTGTGATCAACAATTGCCGATCCCGCTGTAGCGTTCCAAACTCTATAGTGTGCTTTTGTTCCACCGTTGTTTTTCGCCCAAAATGAAAAAGTGTATGCGGTGCTGGCCGTGACCGTGATGCCGTTGCTTCTAATATTTCCACCTGACGGATTTTGCGATTGAACAAATGATTGACCTGTCCCCGATGGTGCTGTACCTGTAACGATAGTTCTCGTAAAAATATCGAAATTCCAAAAAGCCGTATCGAAAGTACCTGAATAATTTGTAAGATTAATTCCCTGACCCTCAATCAAAAGCCCCTTCGCCGCAAGCGTTGTAGGGTCGTAATCAAAGCGCGCTTCGTTTGCCGCCGCAGTTGCAACATAGCCCGACGAATTGATGTAGGTTGCTGTAGCCGCTGATCGTGTCAGCACCACGCGGGAATCCAAAGAGCCACCTGTGAAATCCAAATTCAGCGTAGAGCCGTCGCCGCGAGATCGCATGAATGGGATATATGCGTTTCCCTTCATCGCGGTGTCGCTCCCTTCTTCACGGCTTTGCACGGCACTGCTTTAGTGCAGCAGCGCACTTCATCTTGCGCCCACTCAGCGACACCGCCAACAACCCAATCGGTGGCGATGGCATCAGCGACATCGTGGACATCGCCAGCAAGAAATATATTCTTGCCGTCTGCCGCAGTATGAATCATTCGCACCTTTGCCATAAATCCCCGGCACGCATTTCTGCGAGCCGGGGGTTGTGTCAATTCAATTCAGTGATTAGGCGCACTTGAGCGCAACGAAAGCGAGTGTCGGCAAAAGCAGTTTGGAATCGATGCGGCTGTTGGCCACGATTCCAATTTCATTCGTCGCCGCGTAAAGTTCACGAAGCACCTTCACTTCGTAATTTTGCGCGCTTGCAAACAAGCAGTAATCGAACGCACCGAGCAGACCAACGAACTTGCCAGTTGCAAGAGCATTGACCGCAGCGGATGTGTA